ATGGGATAAGTTTATTCATGATATAGCTGGCCCAGCACAAACTGACCTTCTTAGGCTTAATGAAGTACCTGCTGATGAAGCTATAGCTACTATCAATACTAGTGCAGCCGATAAGCTTAATGCTATGCAAAGAGGAGATAACCAGTGAGTATGGAAACTTATATACGCACTAAAACCGAGGAGTTATTGGGCGACATACGTATGCAAATAGCTGTAGCTAATAGTATGCACGCAGTTAATCCTGACATTACTGTCTATGTTAATGCTACTGCCGCCAGCTTATTAAGAGGCACATGCAGTTACCCTAAAGTAGCAATACCTAACATAAACGTGGAAGGAGATATAAAAGTGTTTGGTTATACTGGCTGGATTATATCTAATAACACTCACCCTTTGTTTAGAATAGCAGTAGAACCTAAGGAGTAATTAACAATGGCTAAGACTATAGCTAGTCGTAAAGCTGAAAACAAGACTTACCCTAAAGTCATTATATATGGTGCACCTAAGTCTGGTAAATCATTGGGTGCTGGTAAGTTAGCTGAAGAGTATAACCTTATATGGTTTGACTTCGAGAACGGTAGTGAAGTGTTAGAACAACTACCTACTGAATGGCAGGAACGTATACAGTTAGTAAGCATACCTGACACAAGGGACTTTCCTATCGGTATCGAGACTGCACTTAAGGTTGTTAAAGGTAAGTCTAAGATATGTGATGAACACGGTAAAGTTAATTGTATGCTGTGTACTAAGACTGCTAAAGACAGTGACTTATCTGACGACGAGTTATTCACTACTGTGGATGTTAACAACTTACCTGATGATACTATTGTAGTATTTGACAGTCTTACTCAGTTAACTAACAGTGCTATTGCGCAGATTACCCGTAACCAGCCGGATGATTATAAGCTTAATTATGATGATTGGGCGCACCTTGGTATGTTGCTTGACAGATTCTTATCTTATTTGCAGCAAGCTAAGTATAAGGTAGTAGTCATTACCCACGAAGTTGAGTCTGAAACTGAATCTGGTAAGACTATTATAGTACCTCTTGGCGGCACTCGTAACTTTGCACGTAACTTAGCTAAGTACTTCGGACATGTAGTATACGCTGAACGTAAGCTTAAGAAACATGTATTTAGTTCTAGTACAACTGATAGTACTACTGTACTGTCTGGCTCACGTACTAGTGTTGACTTGCAGAAAGACGGAGTAACTAGCTTACTTCCTATATTTACTTCTGCGGATAAAAAGAACAAGAGTTTAAAAGATGTTAAGAAAGATACGACCACTAAGCCCACTACTACTAATACTAAGTCTGCCGATACTGCTACCACTACTAACAGTAGCGCTACTATTAATGACTCAGTAAAAGATAAGTTAGCTGCTTTACGGGCTAGAACTAAAACCTAGTTTCTCCGTGCGCTAAGTTCGCTGGTATACCGAACTATACAATAGTATACGTCTTGCTTTATATTATATTGCATATTAAGTTTAATACCTAGTGTGCAATAACCATGTATAGCAATCAATAGCATACATCTATTTATCAATCCATTAATTTATTAATCCATTTATAGGAATATTATTATGTCAGATATTAACATCGACGAACTATTAGACATCTCTCTAGACGATTTAAACGATTTACCTGAGTTTAAACCTTTCCCTGCTGGCAGTCACTTAATTAAGATGACTATGGATAAGAAAGAAGTTAACGAAAAACCTTGCGTAGAAATTAAGCTTGTCATGGTTGAAACCGTAGAGCTTGCTAAAGAAGTAAGCGAAGACAAGAAATGTGTGGAAGGTGATGAAACTTCTATCTTGTGCGACTTAACTAATGAGTACGGACAGGGTAACTTAAAGGCAATCTGTAAGCCTATTGGTGAAGCGCTTGGTACTTCTAATCTGTCTGAGATTGTGGCATCTGTTAAAGACCTTGAATGTGCGGTAACTACTACCTTACGTAAGGACAAGAACGATCCTGATAAGTTCTACACGCAGATTAAACAGGTTACACTAGGCTAATAGCTTATCGTAATTTAAGTGAGTAGCCCTGTTTAATTACGGGGCTTCTTTATTAAAGATTGTTATTTATAGCTGTCTTTACTAAGGAACATAACCACGGAGATACTACCATGTTTAAGTTAAACTACATTACAATGTGTATTAGAGCTGCAATGTACGGAGTTGTTTATCAGAAGGAGACTAACAATGAAGATAAGTAAAGCTCATTTGTTGGCTGCGTTAAGCAATACACTAACACACAACACTACTGATGGTGCTACTAAGTCTTTATTAACTGTTAGCCTTATCAACACAGATGCTGCTGCACCTAGTAGCACACCTAAGCCTGTTGATACTTACCAGAGTAGGCAACGTAAGAAGAAACTTGCTAAGAGGAAGAAGAAACTGAGACAAAGGAATAAGGGATAGGCTAATGAAAAAGTATCATAGACCTAGTAACAAGCAACGGGTAGCACGTACTAGAAACTTCCAAAAGTTCCAGCTAGCTAGTATGAAAAGTTCACTTAGTGGTATTAATAGTGACTGGCGAAACATAAAGCACCTTGTAGCTGTTAGCCCAGACTACTTAAAAGAGTTACAGAAGTTACGGGAAGCTGAACAGCTGATAAGGCATGTTTTAGGTAGCTGGGATGAAGTAACTGCTGAGTGTATTGCAGTAACAACTAACGAGGAGAGATAGAAACATGAGTACACAACTACAAGTTATGAAAGATAAGTTAGCTAAGATGCGCGCTGAGAAAAAGAATGCTGTAGCTGTAAATAGCAGTGTTCTTTTTTGGGGTACTGGGCATGATAAAGCATACTTACCTATGTTGAAGTCTTGTGTTGGTAGTACTCATGTTATAGTAAACACTACTGCTATTAGTACTCTTACTCAGTTTACTCTACACTGTAAGAGCAAGCACTTAACTAAAGTGTTTACTACCTCTGTACCTTTGTTGAGATTACTACTTAAATGGGATAAGCGGGCTGCACCTAGTCTGTCTAACTATGCAGGTAGTTATTTTAATATAGAGGGTATAGAGATAGTATTCATTAACCCCCTCAAACAACTAGCTACTGTTAGCTACGGCAAGTTTATGGCAACCCGTCATATATCTAAGTTATCTAATCCTGATAATTGGTTTAAACCCCCTGAATTTAAATGGCATGTAATAGATGAACGTAACTACGAGTCCGCTTTAGCATGTCTTAAACAAGATAACTGCCTGTTAATAGGTATTGATGTTGAGACTCTTAAAGACCACACCCGTATTAAGTGCTTATCTTATACTGGCCTGTGGGAAGATAGCAGTGAGCCTAGCGGATACCATACTGAGACTTATGTATTAGCTATAGATAGTATGTTTGCAGTAGAGATAATGCGTAAGTTTAATTGGGACACTAAAGCAGCTAAGGTAATGCAGAATGGTAAGTATGACATAGCTTATTTTGCTAGGTACAATGCACCTGTATATAATTACCAATATGATACTGCTATGATGTTCCATTCGTGGTATGCAGAGTTACCTAAAGACTTAGGTTTCCTTAACAGCTTCCTTATTCGTGAGGCTTATTACTGGAAAGACTTATCAGATACAAATGACTTGTATGAATACTATCGCTATAATGCTCTTGATACTTGGGGTACTGTTATGGCGTGTGTTGTCATGTTAGCAGAAATGCCAGATTGGGCTATTAAGAACTATAAAGATGAGTTCCCGCTAACATTCCCTAGCCACATGTGTGAGTTACGTGGTATAAAGCGTGACCTTAGTAGGATGGAAGAAGCCTATAAACAAGGTGATAGTACACGTGCAGAATACCAAGCTAGATTAGATACAGTATTAAGTACCCCCGAAGGCTCTGAATTTAATGTAAGTTCGCCTAAGCAAATGAAGCAACTATTATTTATATTAGGTTGCGGTGACTTAAAGTCTGCTGATGAAAAA